TTTGGTTTCAAATCCATTTCCTTATACTCAATTTCATCATTGGCATCTACTGATACTGCATTGAACGCACCACTTTTGAGTGAATTAAGTAGGGTGTTCATGTCATTTTCTGCATCTGCTTTCGTTCTTCCCATTTTTTTTATGAGGAACATTCCATACCCTGCCCACATTGATGTTGCAACTTCAGGGAAATCAAATTCAATTAATCTACGCCATGCCCTTGAAGCACCTGCTACTCGTTGCATTTCTGAATAACCGTACCACATTGTTCTGCGTTTAGGACTGTCAGGTCTGTTCACCAAGTATAACATTTCATCTCTAAATAATTCATCAGCAGGGAATGTTGTAATTACCTTTTCTAAATCCCATGTCTTTTGATCAAGAAATACTCTACCTAAATCTCTTGGGTGAATAATCTTCAATGCCTTTGGTAATCCCTTGCCCTCAAATACCATAACACATCTACCGAATACTATTGTCATTGTTACTGCATCACGTAGTTTCTTTTCAAATTCCATCTTCTTATCATATTCAATTAATTCGTTTAATTCCTTTTCATATTTTTTTAATAGTTTTTTCTTTTGTTCATCATCTAATCCCCTATCATCAATTAATTCAAAAATTGGTCTAAGCCCATTACCAAATGTATATTCAACAAGTTTGTCTATTACTGCACCTGCTACTGAACTACCCCATGCATCTTCAAAGTATTCTAATTCTTGGTCAGTGTAACTTGGATTGGAATACATATACAAATGATTATTACTAAATGTGGATTTACTAGCAGAAGCATAATTTGATGGTCTTGATCTAGGTAGTGGTACTGCCTTTGAGTTTATCACGAATCTATTAGAACTACTTTTAGGATTTTTTTTACTGCTTTTCTTAGTTGCCAATAATTAAAAAAAAGGGAGATTAGCAATAATAGAACTTTATTGCTTTTTTCCTTGTAAGCGTTTAGACATATGCTTCACCATGTCACCATCTTTCAATGGTTCAATCTGCGTATCGTTCACTATCTTGGAAGCAATACAAAATTCGTTCCATTGATGATCTCTCATGCTGATATAATGTCTTTTACCACACTTACAATTACCGTTTCTATGTGTGTCCATTACTATAAACAGTAATTTACACCTTAATATATCTAAATAACGTAGAGTGTTACTTTTTATCAGTTATGCCTAGTTTATCCCTAATAGCTGTAATCTGTTTTTGTTTGCGTTTCAGTTTTTTTAACAATAAATCAAAGTCTTGTAATAGCCTTTTGTAGCGTAATTCTGTATTATTTAATGTCAAATACACCCCCCCATTTCCACTCTAATCATGGCACAAACACACACAATCTGATTTTCTAAATGTCTTTTCATTGTAATGTTTGCAGTGGCTACACCAATCACCATGTATGCCTTTGGCTTGATCGCCTTTTACATTCCAATCCCATCTACCTGTTCCTGTTTTCATACTGATTCTTTGTCATGACCATTTAACGCCTTTTGCATTATAACATATGCTTCTGCCATTACAGATAATTTTCTAAATGTTGAATGTTCTTTTGGTGGTATCTCACTTGGTTGTTTTCTGCCAAATGCCAATTCATACCAATTCATAATATTATGATAATCTGATACATTCAATTCAACGTCAATACTCATGGTGGGTTATACACCCCAATATCCCTGCGTGTTGTATAAGATGGAACACCTGTACCATACACATCATCATCATTTGTGACATTGTATGCACGACTTGCTACCTGCAAAGGTTGTGTCATACCGTCAATTCCTTTGATGAAATTTCTGCCAATGAAACACGCTAACATTAATGCCATTACAGTATCATCATGTTCATTACCCTCAGCACGATAACTTACCTGACCTGCTTCTGTTATGACTTCTGAAAATATTGAAATCTGTCTTTTTAATTCTTCAATGTCTTTGTTGGTTTTCTTAGGGAATTTGATACGGTTGTTCTGGAACATTCGGATTAGCCATAGCACCATCTGATTCTTTGGCATAACCCTACCTGTATTGAGCTTTGATTGGACGTTGACTTCCCGAGTTGTGAATACAGGAATTATGTTTGGAATCCTGTGACGGTACTTTAGTTCCTCATACACGTGTTCGCCTGTATTGTTAATTTCTACGCTGTAATAATCAAATGGTTTTGTATTGTGTATATTGGAAATAAGATTTTCAACTTCCAGATAATTTCTTCTTATCCATGTTTTTACACCCACCACATAGATATTGTTCTGTCTTATTTCTATACCTACAAATGCAAAACTATCTTTCTTCTTACCTGAATCTATCCCTGCAATTCTCATGGTCTTGACTTAATGTAGTGTGTAATTTCTTCTAGCAGGTCTTGTTGTGAATTAGTTAGTTTCTTTAAGTGTTCAATTTCTGTTTGCTGTGTTTCAATAATTTGATCTAGCACTTCCATATGCTGTAGGGTACTATCCTGTGCAATCGTTAATTGGAACAGTGTTGGTAAGTCAGTTATCTCCATATGTTTCTACCTCAAAATCTTCTACTGCATCGTCTGTAATAATACCAAATATTGAACTTCTAGCACTTGTGTATTGACAACGGTATTCCTGATCAACATCAATGTCTGTACGCTTCAATTCTTCTTGCATATCTTTGGCAGTGTATATCCACCCCACAGCAGATGTGTAATCATACTGTATCTTTTTGTAATCGTTTTCACTCATGGCTAATTCATAAAAGAATCCACGCTGACCTCTCGGTGTGCTTACTAGGAATATGTCAGACTTGTTTGTGTGCAGTATAGGTTCTATTGCATCTAATACTACGCTATCATCTACCAATGCAAAGTGACCTGCTTCATCTACCACAACTGCTTTGATTTTAGTTTCACCACGTATGGCTTCACTGTTACTTGGTTTGCCCTCAATTTCTGTACCGTTTTTTAGGATAATATGTAGGTCATGTCTATCATCTTTTACCGTTCCACGTAGGTTAGTGAATAACATCTTCAATCTATTCATCACAGTCTTTGTTGTCTTTTCCCTAGTACCTGCGATAATCAATATCTTGCCACCCTTGTATTTCTTGAAGCAGTGATACTGAATTATTCTCATTACTATTTCTGTTAGTCCTATCTGCCTACTCTTGTTAATGTGGAATTTTAACTGCTTATCTGCCATAGATTGCTTGATTAGGTCTAGCTGATGTGGCATAAACTTCATTGGTTGCATGGTTGCAGGGTGTTGTGGCAAACCTACTAGGTGGCTAAAACAACAGTTCTTCTTTGGATTAATACTGCCACAGAAAAACTTTAGCTTCGCTAGATAATCTGAATTATCATCACCAACTGAATCATGTTCAGTTTGGAAGCTTGGGTATATGTCCTGTGTTCTGTACGCCTTTTTCAGTGTCATTTTCTATCACTTCCTGACTAGCAGAATAATATGCACTAAGTAATGGTTGAATACCTGCAATAGAATCTAGTATGTGTTGTCGTCTAATTGGGTTTTGTTCCCTATGATAATTTTCCCATGAGAATTTTAGGATAGTTTCTAGTTGATCTATTCGTTCTATATGCTGTTCCCATATTCCATTTTTTAATAATTCAAACTTACGTTTTGCAGTTGATGATTTTATCTTACCTTTGATTCTGTAAAAATTTCTTACTTCCATTGGTTTCTTCTTGTTTGTTTGATGTGAATGAATCCATGCCATACTATCATGTTCGTTTAGCTTCATCACTATGGTTTGCAATACCAATATCTCACTGTCATTTAGTGTCAATTTCTATACCTAGAATGTCAGTATTACTGACAAAATAGAACTAATTTAAAAAAAAAAGAAAGGGGTAAGGTGTTAAAATTCACCTGATATGCATACTTCTTCCCTGTATGTTTCGTTGTTGCAACCAAGTATCATTTCCTTGATGGCTACCTGTGTTGTTGGATTCAACTCATGAAATTCCCTAAGAAATCCATTGTGTAGGTCTTTCTTAGTTGGCACAGGCATACCATATTTGACATTAACTCTTGCTAGGTTTGTGAGAAAATCTTGTTTTCTTTGTGCTAGTATGTTGTATTCTTTCTCACCACCTGTACCAAAATTTTCATTTTGCCAAAAGTCATAGGCATCTTGATTGATACCCATTAGACTATGCCACCTGTTTGTGTTTTTGTTGTAGGTATGCTATCTCTTAGATAGCCCATTTCTACCCTCAATGAGTGAAGTTCAGCAACAAGTTGTTGCATTTTGATCTTGCAATCAGCGAAGTTACTACGCATGATACTCATGTCCTGTCTAAGACGGAACATATCATGGTCACTCATTTCTTGACACCTTTGGTTGCTTCTTTGATTGCCTTATCCTCAGCAGTTGCTAATACACCACCAAGACCACCATCTTTCTTAGATGCTTCAATAACATTCTCAATGTAACCTTTGACCATCTGCTTTAAGGCAGATTTTTCAAGTGGCAACATTACTTGATCTAAGTGTAGTGGGTTGCTTGGATTCATTTCCCATGTTATTTCCAGACCATATTTACCACCTGCAAACGCCTTTGCCTTTAGTTTCAATGGTTCTGACTTTGTAAGTATGGTTGTTTTCTCGACAATCATATTGTC